GACACGTCCAGCGGCGCAGACAAGGCGGCAAAGGCCACGAAGAAGCAGGCCAAAGCGCAGGAAGAGTTAAACCGTCAGCTGATGGGCTTCGACGAAATCCAGAAGCTTAACGACAACAGCGATTCCGGCGGTTCCGGTGGTTCCGGCGGCGGGTCTGGTGGTTCCGGTGGCTCCGGCGGACTCACTCCCGGCATGATGTTCACCACAGAGTCAATCCCCGGCATGATCTCGGGCTGGGCGGATATGTTCAAGGACGCGTGGAAAAACGCTGATTTTACGGAGATTGGCGGCATAATCGGCGCAAAGCTCCGTGACGCTCTGGATTCTATCCCGTGGGACACCATCAAAGACACGGCGAAGCGGGTAGCGAAGTCCCTTGCAACGCTCTTAAACGGTTTCTTTGAGACTGAGGGGCTTTCACAGTCCATCGGGAAAACCGTAGCAGAAGCGTTCAACACAGGCTTTGATTTTGTCAACACGTTCTTGGAAAACTTCCACTTTGACAGTTTTGGCAAGTTTATCTCTAGTGGTATTCAAGCGGCGTTAGAGCGGTTCAACTGGTCACAAATTGGCAGAACGCTTTCAAACCTGATTATTTCCGCTCTTGACTTCGGACAAGGCTTTCTGGACGGTGTAAAGTGGGACAAACTTGGAAATACAATCTATACCGCAATAAGGGACGCTGTTCTGGCAATCAAGTTCGGGGAAATCTCAAATAAGCTTTTTACACTGTTTGGAAATGCGATTGATTCGAGTGAGTCCCTGGCCGGTGGCTTTTTCGGCGGGCTTACAAAGGACCTTGAGACCGGACTTGCAAAAGCAGTTAGCAAGGTCAAGTACAAGAACGTCGCAAACATAATCCTTGACGGTCTCGGGGCAGAGCTTGACTTTAGCAGGCCAATCGTAAACGCTCTATCAAAGGTAGACGCTCACAGCGGCCAGTTTAGCACCACGATTAAGAATATAAGGCTTGTCGATGCAATCTATCAGGCGCTCAAGGCCGAAAAAGGCGACAAAACGTGGACAGAGTTTGGAGCCTCCATCGGGGATGGCATCACAAAAGGTATCACTGATGCGATTAACCGTGCGAAAGCTGTAATTTTGGGCTTTATTGACTACATCAAAGACATCAAGATCGACTTCAATCCTTTCAGCAAGGATTTTGGCGTGACGTTGCCGGACAAAGACCTTGAAGTCTATGTGAAGGCTCGTTCGAAACAGCTGGCGCTGGACAACGACAACATTGGCGTTAACGCAAAGACGGATGAAGTAAACTGGGCACCAAGTTCCCAAAGGGACCTGAACGTAAATGCCAAAACCAAAGATGTTGATGTAAAAAACAAAGGCGTGAACGTTGACGCAAACTCAAAAGACGTTGATGTGAAAAATAAAGGTGTCGGCGTTAACGCAAAAACTAAGAGCGTTGGATGGCAGAAAAACCCAAACAAGAACGTGTCCGTAACAGCTAGAGCACCAAAGGTCAACGTAAAAAACAACAATGTAAACGTAAAGGCACATGTTACAAGCTGGAGCTACGGCCGAAAAATCGGGGATACAAGGCCTAGAGCAAAAGGCGGAGTTCTCCAACACGGCGTTTGGCATGATATTCCCCAATATGCAGGAGGTAGCCTCAACGCTGGCTCCATGTTTGTTGCTGGTGAGCGTGGCCCGGAAGTGGTTGGACACATTGGCGGACGCACCGAGGTGTTGAACAAGTCCCAGATTGCAAGTGCCATTTACAGCGCCGTGATTGCGGCTCTGGCTTCTTTAAAGCCCTATTTCTCAAACATCAACACCAACCTTGCGCAGATTCCCAGTTCCCTGGAACGTCTGTGCACATCGTTCCAGAACATCAACGTGCAAGCCCCTGTAATGGCATCTGGCACGGTTATCCCGCCGCAGGCGATCATTGCCACCGAGGACGCAAACGCCCTCAGGCGGACCATGGAAGAGCTGATTAACGCGCTGGACAGACAAAACGGCGTCAGACCTCAAGGCTCGGTGGATATGCCAAGACAGCCCCTTGTTGTGCAGGTGGCCTTAGATCGACGGGTTGCCGCACAAGCGGTAATTGACGATCTGAACGACCGAAAGCAGCGGGGCGAATTCCCCATGTCAGCATTTGTGTAAGGAGGGTGGGCAAATGGCAACTATTTCTGATTTATACATCGGGGGAACCAAAATGCCCGCCCCCTTGTTCGAGGGCGTGAGCATTGCCCACGAAAAGATCTGGAGCGCCGCCACCGGCCGGTCTGCTTCCGGCAAAATGCTGGGCACGCTTGTTGCAATCAAGGCCACGGTATCTATCAAGTGGCCCCCGCTGACACCGGCGGAGGTTAAAACCATAGAAAACGAAGTGACCAACCAGGATAAGCAATTCACAACGCTAAAGTATACGGACATCAACGGCGAAACCGTTGAAATGGAAGTGTATTTCGGCACACCTTCCGGGACGTGGAGCAGCTGGGAGGCTGGTCAGCAGTACATCAACGACTATTCCGTCAACGCGATTGAGAGGTGATTGATTTGTACAACACAACATCGGCCCGGCGCACAGCGCTGGAAACTCACCCCATCCATATGCGTCTGCTGGCGGAGGCGGTGCCGCTGATGGTTCCCACGGCGGTGCCGCTGCAGGATTCCACCGGCACGCAGCTGTTCGTGTTGGCGGCGGACCGGCTGCCCGGGGGCAAACTGGAGCAGGACGAGATTCTGTCCATGAGCTACACTGCCGCCTGCTGCGGGGAGAACATCGGCATTGGCGGGGTGTATGCCGCTGCGCTGAGCTGCACCGTAAACGGGACGCTGAGCCTGCTGGACATGAAGATTCGGGCGGAAATCGGCGCGGAGGTGGACGGGTCTGTGGAGTGGCTGCCCCTGGGCACCTTCGTGGTGACGGACTGCCGCAGAAGCGACGACCACACCGAGTTCACCGCCTATGACGGGGCGTATTACGCCCTGGGCGGTGCATACGCGCCGACGGTGCGCAGCGGCTCCACTGTGGCGGCGGTGCTGGAGGATTTGGCGGAGCAGTGCGGTCTGACCGTGGAGCAGTCCACCCTGGACATGGGCACAATGCGGGTTGACGGTGACCTGTCCGGCCACACCTGCCGGGAGATGCTGGGGTATCTGGCGGCGCTGTGCGGCAAGAATGCGGTGGTGACCCGGGAAGGGGCGATCCGGTTTGTCTGGTTTGCAAAATCCGGCGAGGAGGTTACACCGGACAACTACTACTCCGGGGAGCTGTCCAACGGCGGCGCGGTGACGCTGGCGGGCCTGGCCTGTACCGTGCCCGGAGAGGGGGACGAGGAGCAGACCCTGACTGCCGGGGACGCTGCTCAGGCCATCACAGTGGAGTGCCCTTACATGACCCAAAGCCGGCTTGACGCCGTCTGGAGCGACATCGGCGGCTATGCCTATCCCATCGCGGACATCGGCTATTACGGCGGCGCGCTGACGGAGCCGGGGGACATTGTGGAGGTGACCAACCGGGAGGGCGTGACGATCTCCGTGCCGGTGATGCAGGTGCAGCTCAGCATGGACGGCGGGTGCAAGTGCCAGATCAGCGCCTATGGGCAGAGTGTGGCCGAAAAAACCAGCGGGGTGAAGGGCCCCACGGAGAAGGCGGTGGAGCAGCTGAAGGAAACCCTCACGCAGGAGAAAACTGACCGAAAGACGGCGCTGAAAACGCTGGAAGAGGCGGTAAAGAGTGCAAAAGGTCTGTATTCCACCAAAAAAACCGAGGACGGGGCGACAAAGTACTATCTCCACGACAAGCCTGCGCTGACGGACTCTCAGCTGGTGGTGGGTGTGACATCCGCCGGCGTGAGCATCAGCAACGACGGCGGGCAGACCGTGGCGTTTGGGTTCAACTTTGTCACCGGCGATGCGATTGCGGCGACCATTTCGGCAGATACAGCATGGATTGAAGAGATTTTCGCACAGGACATCACCGCAACCGGTACGATCCGAGGATTGTCGCTGGAAACCGGAGATAATTTTTCGGTGGATGAAAGCGGAAATCTCAATGCCACAAACGCAACAGTGAACCGCAATCTATATCTCTACGACAGCATTAATGACATAACATATACGATTGAAGCTGACGGGGGGCTGGGAACAAACTCAGACTTCCACGTCGGTGAAGATTTGTATGTAGGCGGGGATGCCCATGGGCTAGATGGGATTTTTACGATAAAGGCACAAAGCATATCGATCCCAGATGTTTCCCCAGGAATACCAGAAAGCGGCACACTCGGCGTTAGCATATCTGGATATAAGCCAATTGGAATTGCAGGTTGGACCACGGGAACGGCTACCGGAAACAGCCTGTTCAGCGTGCCCCGGCTCTATCTGGATGGAACTACCTGCCACTATCTGGTGCGCAATATGCACGCGTCCAATTCGTACAGCTGCACCCTGACGGTGTATGTGCTGTACGTTAAGTATTGAGAAGGGAGGAATGACCATGGCAACAGAAATCAGAGACGCCAGCGGCGCGCTGATTGGTCACCAGCTGGAGCACACCGCCCAACAGCTGGACGATGCGGTGGAGAGTGTAGACGACCTGACCCAGCGGGTGACGGAACTGGAAAACAGCGGAGCCGGCTCCGGCAGCGGGCTGACGGACGACGCAAAGCAGGCGCTACTGGCCTGCTTCCAAAACGTTGCGTGGATTAACGATTCCGGACAGAACTACTACGATGCGTTGGAAGACGCGCTGTATCCGCCTGCCAATCTGCTCTCAATTGGTGCTGCATTTGACGCAAATGGACAGACCATTTACACCACCACTCCATTAAACGACCTAAAGCAGTATCTGGTCGTGACCGCAGCCTATGACGACGGCAGCACCCAGGCAGTCACCAACTATGCTCTCAGCGGCACGCTGAAAGAGGGCGTGAATACAATGACAGTTGTCTGGGGCGGAAAGTCCGCAACCTTTGAAGTCACTGCGGCTGTATATGTTGAGTATATCCGGAGCTGGGACTTCACAAAATCCCTTGTTGACAGTGTGGAATCTGCGGAAGCGGTACTTGGGAATGGTTTGTCCAGGGACGAAAACGGGTTACAGTTTACGGCGGCAACCCAGTATTGCAGTCTGGGCTTTATCTTCCAGCTGGGAAGGACCTATGAAATTGAGTTCGGTCCTGCGGTTTTTCTTCAGACAGATTATGGGCGGCATCTTCGTGTGCTGATGTACGGCGGGTCTGCATCCAGCGAAAGTCCTGGAACATCCACGGGTATTTTGGTTCATCGCGGCAAAACCGGATGGTCTGCATACACAGGCAGCTGGAGCGACGTGTATGGGGAGCTCACTGACAGAGACGCAATTTCGCAAACGACAATCAGGCTGGTTGTCGATTATGAAGGCTATATCACCGTGTATCAGGATGGGGTGTATGTAGGAAAGTCTACCGTCGCCGTCTCTGTGGAAACGGGCAATATGTATATCGGCAACAGCGCTTCAAGCTCCGGCGGCGACTTGCACAACCTGACAGTCAGGGCATTTAGAGTGATTAAGGGGGCAGAGTGATGAGCGTCTATGATATTAACGGAACTCCCATTCAGGAGGCTCCAAATGCAGTGGCATTCGGCTGTGACAACACAGCCAGCCAGGACGCGTCTGTGAAAATCCAACAGTTTTTAAACGCTTATAACTATTGTTATTTCCCAGCCGGGACTTACAACATTGAGAAGATTGTGTACATTCCTTCCGGCGTAACCATTGCATGCGAAAATGGAACAGTCTTTAAGCGGGCCGCAAACATCAACGCAATGTTCACATCTGCCGGAGATACCAGCATCACGGAATACAACGGCGTACATGATGTGAAAATTAGCGGTGCCACCTTTGACGCAAGCGGATCAGAGTACTCCTATAGCTGCACCATGTTATCCTTCTGCCACGCCCGGCGGATTCACGTGGAAGGATGCAAATTCATGAATCCCTCTGCATCTTGGCACTGCATCGAACTCACAGCCAATGAGTACAGCAAGATCCAAGACTGCTTTTTCGATTTTGCCGGAAACACCTCTGAGGCAATTCAGATCGAATCCCCGTACAATCAAAGCGCGTGGCCATGGTCCAACGGAGCAATCGACAACACCCCTTCTCAGTACAACGAGGTTTCAGGCTGTACCTTTCTCTCTGACGGAAGCGGGAAAGGCGTTGGAAACCATTTAGGGGGTATTTCAAACTACGCAAACATCCACGACTGCGTTTTTATCGACTGTACCCACGCGGTCAGCTTCGGGAATGGGACAGGAAACCTGCTCCACGATTGCTCTGCCGTTGATGTTGCCTATCTTGGCGGCGGGAGCACAACAAAGGCGTATAACAACAATCTTAACGGCACATTTACGCCTTGACAGGGGGCGGTGACAGGATGAAAACCAAAACCTACACCGTGACTGGCAAGTCCGGAGCCAACCTCCGGGCGCTGCCCAGCGGCAAGAGTAAAATCGTGACCATGCTGCCCAAAGGCGCGGACTGCACTGTGATTGCAGATTTTTCCGCAAGCAACTCCGCCGGGGGCAGCACAACCAAATATCTGTGCGTCAAGCACGGCGGGAAGTACCTCTGGGCGGCGGCGGGACTGCTGGGAGAGCAGAAGGAAACCCATCTGGAGTCTGCCGCAAAGTGGGCGAAGGTGGTTTACGGCAAAATTGCGGCGCTGGGCTGCAAACACAAGGGCGGCGCCGCCAGCTACGAGGAGATCTGCGAGAAGAAGATCACCACCTGCTCCACCAGCGTCTCTGCGGTGCTCCAGAAGGCCGGCGTGCTGAAGAAGGACAAGAAGCTGGGGCACACCAAGGCAGACGGCCACGGCGGCGCAACCAAAACCACGCCCCAAAAGGCCATTTACGGCCTGGAGTACCTGATCCCCGGGACGTATACCATCGTCAAAATCGGCAAGAAGTACGCCGATATGGACGAAAAGTACAAGAAAGCCGGCATTGTCTACGTCCAGGATTCCAACATCTGCATCAGCGCCGGGGGCGGGTACATTTACAGCACCAATCAGGGGAGCATCCAGTACAAAAACGGAAAGTACGTCTGCACCAGGGTCAAGAGCGGATACCCGCTCACCAGCAAGATTCTGTACGCTATTGTTCCGAAAAGTTGAGGGGGAAACAATTATGGATTCTATGCACACACTCATTCACCCGGTGCTGCTGGCACTGGCACACAATCCCATTGTTCAGCTGGTGGTGCTGGCGGTGTGCTTTGACACTGTGTTTGGCGTGATCCGCGCCATCAAGGAGCACAAATTCAACAGCTGCTTCGGCATTGACGGTGCAATCCGCAAGATCAGCATGATTATCTCGCTGGTGTGTCTGGCGGTGGTTGATCTGATTATCGACATCAATCTGCTGGGCTTCGTCCCCAAAGAGGCCCTTGCCTTTTTCGGGCTGGAGCGAGTGGGCACGGCCGAGTTTTTCGGCCTGCTGTACATCTGCTACGAGGCGGTAAGCATCCTCAAAAATATGTATTTGTGCGGCCTGCCGGTTTATGGCGTGTGGAAACACGTGCGGGATTTTCTGGGCAAGTACACGGACGAACTGCCGGACAGCGATGAGGTTGAGGTGGAGGAGGCAAAAAAGCATGAAGTACGGCATTGATGTATGCTCCTATCAGGGCGTTATCGACTGGAAGCGGGTCAAAAAGGCCGGGTGCTCCTTCGCTGTCTTGAAGTGCATCCGGAAGAACCTGGCGCTGGACACCGCTTTCACACGCAACGTGGCGGGCTGCGCCGCAAACGGCATCCCGGTCTCCGTCTACACCTACGTCTACGAAAACACGCCGGAGGGGGCCGTTAAACGTGCAAAGGCGGCTGTCAAGGCTTGCAAGGCGCAGGGGCTGAAAGGCTGCACAATCTGGTGGGACGTGGAGGAGCGCTCTGTATTCAAGACGGGAGCAGCGGCACGGGCAAAGGCAACCGCCTCTATCCTTGCGGCCCGTAAAGTTATCGAGGCGGCCGGCTTCGGCTTTGGCGTGTACTGTGATGCAGACTTTTATACGGGCATGCTCAACGCTCAGGACATCGGCGGTAAATGGTGGATCGCAGCATACCACGGGAACCCTGTCACCACCATTGGACAGGCTCCTAGGTACAGAAAGCCAACGATTGCAAACGAGCTGTGCGGCTGGCAGTACTGTTCTAGGGGGCGAGTGCCGGGGATCAGCGGAGCTGTGGACCTGGATATGGCCTATGATGACCATTTTGCCAGCGCAGGCAAAATGGCCACAGTCGACGGCATCAGCACCCGGAAGCGCACTGTCACCAACGCCACCGGGGCGAACCTGCGGGAGCTGCCCAGCGGGGAAGCGGCTGTTGCGGCAACCGTGCAGGAGGGCGCAGAGCTGGCGGTGGTGGAGGACTGGACCGCGACCAACACGGCGGGCGGAAGTACCACAAGGTATGTCTGCGTGAACTACGCTGGGAAATGGCTGTGGTGTGCGGAACGGCTGCTGGAGTAATTGCCTCGAATTCGAGGCAATTGACATAACTGCGCAAAGTTACAATTACGCGTAAAATGCGCGTAAAATGCAAAAGGCCGGAGGGGTGATTCCCTCCGGCTGTTTTTATTTTGGTTTGTTGCGGGCCCTGCCTCTTTTGACATCCGCCTCATACTGACGGAGCTTCCGCCGCTGGGCATCACACTCCGGGGAGCAGGTGTTGACGGCGGTTTTTGCCCTGTCGCCGGTGATGGGCTTGCCACAAATCACGCAGAGCCGCACGCCCTCCAGGAGGGTCTTACGGTGCTTGTGGTCGTAGGCTTTTGCCTGCTCCCGCTTGTGAGGGGCTACAGCCTCCCGGACGGCTTCTTGTGCGCAGTCCGGGCAATAGCGCTGACGGCCGTTGGTCATCGTGTACTCAGCCCCGCAGCGCTCACACACCTGGATGCTGCCCAGCTTCCGGGTGCTGCCCTGTGCCTTCTGCCGCCGATCCTGCTCCCGGCGTCGCTCCAGTCTGCAATCCGGGCAGTACCGAGCGCGTGGGCCGCCCAGGAAGGTCTTGCCACAAGTTGAGCAGATCCGGGGTCTCATCACGCTCTCCTGCTTTGCCAGTTTGCGGCAGTCTGCGCACAGGGCGGTGTACTTTGTGGCATCCCGTAGGGGTGCCCCGCACCTGGAGCATACCCGGATGCTGCGCTCAGACATCGTGGCGCAGGATGCCCAAACACTCCTGCATCATCAGGCGGACGTACACGGGGCATTCCCGCTGTCCTCCGCACCAGTTTTCCATGGTGCGGTAGGGGACTGCGAATCGCTCCGCCAACTTGCGCTGGGAGAGACCGGCAGCTGCGGCAATCTCCTTAACAGAGCGGTGAGATGCGTCCCAGAGCTGACCAAGCCAGTCGAGCCGGTCCGCTGGAATGTCAGCATCCTCATCGTCTCCCCAGATGGATGAGAGAGCCAGCTCGCTGACGTAAGCGTCCTGGTCGGTGTAGTTGAGTGCCTCGGACAGGCAGGTCTGATAGATAGTCATGGTGTGGTCCTCCTTTGTTTTTCGGGTCTGGCCCTCACTGGGCCCGCCCATGTGCTGGGCGGGTCGGTGAAGGTCAGGCGTTAAATATAGGCGACCTCGCTGAAGCTCTTGGGGTGATACACCCTGATGTCGGAGTCGTGCGCCCAGTCCATAAGTGTTTGACTCAGATCGTCCCAGTAGAAATCAATCCCGTTGATGGTGGAGATATAGGCGCCGGGGCAACCGCCGTTTATAGGCTGGCTGTTGGCTCTGAGAGCTTCTGCGGTGATGAGGACCTTAGACTTGCTCTTGGTCTTGCTCATCTGCTCGGTGAAAACCTCTTTCTTGGTGTCGTAGTACAGTTTCATGATTTTATCCTCCTAAGTTTTTGCTTTGGGGTGTTCCCTTTTGTTGATATTATAATACCACTCAATGGGTGGTATGTCAAGAGGAAAATCAAAAAAATTTGAAAAAAGTTTGCCGGAGGTAGGGGAGTGGTTCCCTTACCTCCGGCGGTTGTGGCTTGCTGTTATTTAAATTATAGTAACCGTCTGGCTACTGGGAATATAATAATACTAGTCATTGATATAAAACCGCACTGAGCGGTCCGGGAAAACCTCAATTTTGTGTAAAATTCTGTTCCAAAACGCCCGTTTGTGTACCCTGTCGAGGGAATCGTAAATCGAGCTCCAGTCTGGTGGCAGCATGGCTTTGATTTCGTCTGGCGTCTTTTTCTTTTTCTGCGGCTGCGATAGGACGCCAAGCTCTGAGTTCAGCCGCTCCATCCGCCGGTGGAAATCGTCCTTTGCCAGGATTCCGTCAATATAGGCGTCCGTCAACCGCTCCCGCTTCTGCTGGAGCGCATTTCTGCGCCGCTCTGTGTCGTCTGGTACTGCCTGAGCTTGACGCATTTCCGCCTGTACGATCGCATCTTGAAAGGCCGCATCAAGATTTGTAAGCAGTTCTCGCTCAATGTCCCGCTCGTAGATGTTGACGCTGTTACCGCATCTGACCCCTCTGGATTGGTACCGGCGAGTGCAGTTGTAAAATGCCTGGTTGTTGGACATCTGCCGGTGTCCGCCCAGTCTGCCGCCGCAATCGCCGCAGATCAGCAGGCCCCGAAACAGGAAAACGTACCCTGACTTTCGCGGCGCCCGTTTCCGGGTTGAAAGGACCTTGTCCCGCTCCTCCTCTGTGATGTACGGCTCGCAGGGGCAGCCCTGAATCTGGCCGGCGTAGCTTGCGGCGTTGCGCAGCATGTAAGAGGCAGAGCTGACCCCGAGAAACTGGCCGTGTCGGTAATACGCGTCCAGCGCCTCTCCCAGGCTTCCGCCGGAGAGATATGTCTGCCAGAAGTCAGTCACGGCGGCCTCTGTCTCTGGGTCTTTTACCGGCTTGCCGTCCTCCAGTCGATACCCCCGGGGCATATTCCCGGAGCAGATTTCCCCTCGTAGCCGTTTTTGCTGGAACGTGAATTTGATGCGCTCACTGGTCTGATCTGCCTCATGTTCTGCCAGAGACAGCATCAGGTTAACTTTAAAACGCCCGGCGCTGGTGCGTGTTTCGTAGTCCTCCAGGATTGCCGCCCAGAATACGCCATGCCGCTGGAGGATCTCGTCAACCTTGTAGTAATCTTTGAGGTTCCGGAACCAGCGGTCCAGCTTTGTAAACACCACGGCATCTGCTTCGTGTCGCTCTACGCTGGCAAGCAGATCGCGCAGGGCCGGGCGGCTCTGGTAGGGCTTCCGGGCAGAAAAACCTTCGTCCGTGTAAGTATGCACCACGTGACAGCGGTGGGAATCTGCCCAGCGGTTCAGCGCCTGAGTCTGATCGACTATGCTTTCCCCGAATCTGGCTTGCTCCTCGGTTGAGACTCTGGCGTAGAGTATTACGTTCAGCCCTGAAATGGTCATTGTAACTCCTCCCATTTTGTAGTATACTGGAAGGGTGATAGGGCCTGCGAAACCTTTTCACCCTCTTTTTAACCGTCTCGGTGTTACCGCACCGGGGCGGTTTTTTATTTTGGCAAACTTCCAAACGTTTGGATGTTTCAGCCTTTATTCCTCTGAGATTGCAATCTTTCCTGTAGACTTTTCGTTGAAATAATCGTCCAGCAAGCGGTAATTAAGCATAAATTCCACGTCGCGAACAGAACTCTCACCAGTTTCTTTTTTGAAATCATCATCTAGGCGGAAAGAGCAAAAGTCAAGCGAACATGGGAACACAATGCGGTCATAGATCTGTATTCCGGCGTCAAATCCATATCCATTCACGGATACAGCGTCCATGTCATAGGAAAAATAGGAATCTTTGTTGTTGATTACGGAAAAACAGGCTTCATCCCCGTTAAAAAACATTCCACCTACTTCAATTCCATCTTCATCGTATGCCTTGTCCTCGTTCGTGTATTCTTGCGGCCCATCGTATGTGTCAGACTTCACCCGGATGATGTCTGTTTCAAAAGATTTCATACTTTCTGCGTCGTCATAGGCCCAGAACAGAATATCGGCGTATTCAAAGTCACCCAGTTCTAAATCTTGCATCCACGATTTTGAAATTTCAAGGGTGTTGTTTGCCTTTTTCCCCGCCGGCAACGTGGTGTCCATGTCATAGATGTTGTTGTCTGCCATGACGCCGTTGACAGCATATGCGTGGGCACAAAAGCTCAAATCCAAATCGGATTCGCTCTCAAAAGAGAAAGATAAATTCACTGTGCTTGCTGTCTCTTCTGCTCCAATGACGCTTATCTTTACATCGTTGCCCTCATAAACCGCTCCAGTTTCAACGCTCAGGCCTGGCGATTCCGAACCCTCATAAACCTGTGCTGACACACTTGATGTAGTCTCTGCTGGTGTGCTGTCTGTACCGCCACTTTGCGGCACACTGGACGAACCACAGGCTACCAACGATAGGCACATACACAACGCCAGAATCAGAGTAAGCAGTTTTTTCATTCTGGATTCTCCTTCGTTTGAAAGTTATCTAACAACGCTGATAAAATGCGTAGCCTTACCAATAATGTGAACCTTGTTCATGTCCTCCTCCCAAAACACCATCGGTCTATATGTTGGGTTCTCCGGCTCCAGTATGATGTGATCCGGGTAGAGACGCACTCGCTTTAAGGTGGCCGTATCACCGTCTACCAGCACAGCGGCAATTTCTCCGTTCTCAACTGTTTCTTGTGCCCTGATGCAGACTATATCGCCGTCGTATATTCGGGCGTTTATCATGCTGTCACCTTTGCATTCAAGGGTGAAGTCAGCCTTCACATAGCTGGGAACTGAATCAATGCCCTCGAAGTTTTCCTCAGCGTAGATTGGGAGGCCGCAGGCGATACGGCCCAGGCGGGGCACTTGGACAAGTTCCGGCATGGGAGAAATGTTACTTGCAGCCGGTATGTCGTCTTTTTCTTCTATCAAATCTGATTTGTTGATGCCAAAATAATCGGCTAACATCTGGATTTTTCCCATGCGTGGCAGTTTTTGACCAGTACACCAGCTGGAAACGGTAGAAGAACTCAGATTGAGGTCGTGCATCAAATCCATTTGGTTTTTGCCATGAAGCTGCATATAGTATTTTAGTTTAGAAGTAAATATTCGTCTGTAATTTTCTTCACCCATATGGCAACCCCCTTTCTCAAAGCTAAGTATACTCCTCAAAAGTGAGAAATGCAACCACAAATTAAAAAAATCTCACTTTTGGTATTGACATCTCACTTAAAGTGGGATAAAATACAAGACAGAAAAGGAGGTGTGTCATTGATGGCATTTCAAATTAGCCTTGCAGCTGCTAGGGTTAATGCAAAAATGACCCAGGAAGAGGTAGCAAAACGGCTCGGAGTCTCAAAATATACCATTGGAAGCTGGGAAAGAGGGAACACAGAGCCAAGTGTAGGGCGGATGGTGGAATTGTGTAGGATTTATGAGGTCCCTTTGGACTGTATTATTTTGCCACAGAATCCCACTTTAAGTGAGATTGAGAAAAGGAGGTGAGAGAGGATGGACGAAAAGAAAAGGATTGAAAAAAGCGACCCGCCTGCTGCAACGGGACAGGTCGCCCCGCTCAAAAAGAGCGTTAATTGGATTACGGAAGTATCAGACCAGGTTATTCGCCGTTTGCCCAGTCGTGATATTCCCGAAGTACGGTAGTGAACAGTTCCAAAGCGGCTTGAAGTGTGGCGGCTTGCGAATCTTTACCGGCAATGTCATTGCTGATTTTCTCAATTACAAGCGACCAATCTTTGGAATCCAGTTCAGCCATGAATTCATCAAAATCTTTCAATTCATTCACCCCCTTTCTGCTCCAATCATACCACGGAGCGGAACAGGGGCGCAACACAGAAGGAGGACAACTATCTATGAACAATCTGACTATTTACAACAACCCCGCTTTCGGAGACATCCGGGGCACCATGAAGGACGGCGAACCGTGGTTCGTGGGCCGTGACGTTGCAAAGGCTCTGGGCTATGGCGATGACGGGAAGGCCGCCACCAATGCGGTTTCCAGGCACGTTGATGAAGATGATCGTTCGGTCACGGAAATCGTGACCGAAGCTGGTCGGCGCAATATTACCATCATCAACGAGTCTGGCCTGTACAGCCTGATTCTTTCCAGCAAGCTGCCCACGGCAAAGGACTTCAAGCGCTGGGTGACTTCGGAGGTGCTCCCCAGCATCCGCAAGCACGGCGCTTACATGACCCCGGCGACCATTGAGAAGGTGCTGAGCGACCCGGACACCATCATCAAACTGGCAACCCAGCTCAAGGATGAGCAGGCCGCCCGACGCAAGCTGGAGGGCAAGGTGGAGCAGGACAGACCCAAAGTTCTGTTCGCCGATGCGGTGAGCGCAAGCAAAAACAGCATCCTGATCGGAGAGCTGGCAAAGATTCTCCGTCAGAATGGCGTGCTGACCGGGCAGAAGCGGCTCTTCCAGCGCCTGCGCAACGACGGCTATCTGATGAAGAGCGGCGAAAGTTACAACCTTCCCACACAGCGGGCTATGGAAATGGGTCTGTTTGAAATCAAGAAGAACAGCATCACCCACTCTGATGGACACGTCACGGTGACGAAAACGACAAAGGTTACCGGGAAGGGACAAATCTACTTTATCAACCGATACAAGGGAGGTGTTGACCATGGCAAAGGGCAAGAGCCTGGAAGAGCTGGACGCAAGCAGTAACAGGAGGTGACCACTATGGGCCCTAACCAAATTACGCAAGCCCAGGCCGACAAAATCCTGAAGGTGCTTGTCGAGCTGTGGGCAGATCAGCACGGCCTGACGGTCGACAGTGTAAAAATCGAAAGGAGGGCTGACTAATGGGCCAGAAACACGCAGCCCCCACCATGCCGCTGAAACAGGCGGTAGAGATCGGGGAGATGCATCATGGCAACTTGCAGGCGTGATTGTTTTAACTGCCCATTCCCGGACTGCATCAATGACCGTCTGGTGTCGGAAGATTTCAAAGAGGCCAATGCCAGGGACCGGGACATCCGCAGGGAGCGGCAGCCACCGGAAGTGCGACGCCGGCGCGAGAATGAACGACGCAAGCGCAGGGAAAAGCGTCGCCGCCTCCGTGGGGATGACACTCCAGCTCGGGAACTGAAAGCCCGCGCAAAGAACAACGCCGAGTATTCGCCGGAAAAAAGGCATGAGATGTACATGAGGGACCGGGAAGCGGTCCTCGCAGCGCAAAAGGCTTACCGAGAGGAGAACAGAGAAGCGATCCTGAAATACAAGCGCGAGTATCGGATGAAGCACCCCGACTATTTGCAGAACTACCACAACGAAAACGAGAAGCGCCTCAGGAAAAAGCAGATTCAAATTAAGCTTTTCCGGAAAAGCCTTTTACTTTCACAGCGCCAATTCGCTAAAAAAGTCGGGGTCTCACCACATACCATCCACAACTGGGAGACAGGCCGAACGCCTGCAAACTGGGCAAAAATCAAGGCCGCCTTCCCGGATTTCGAAAGGAGAAAGCTATGAAAACGAAACCCAAACACGCAGCCCCCACCATGCCGCTGAAACAGGCGGTAGAGATCGCCAGACGAAAGAGGGACCAGCTGTTCGCGCCTGGAAGCGTTGATTACAACGCACAGACCCGCCTGATCGACTACGCCACCACCACGGACAAGGACTTTGCCAACGTGATCCTGATTCTTATGGGCCTTGTGTGCGCTCCGCTGGCCCTGGTCCTGCTGATTGTGGGGGTCATCTATGTCCCCACCGGGAACCTTCAGGCTTCTGCGCAGGTGTTCCCGTATTTCGTCACGGCGGCGGCTATCGCCGTTTGCGGCCTGTGGGGGGTGAGGAGATGAGCAATACACCTGCAACCGGCGAGGTTTGGACGCTGAAAGACAACAACGGTGCAAAGCGTGAGTGCCTTGTACTCAACTCCACTGGGGACGGTTACACAACCGGTTGGTACATGCACAGTTACAGCAAGCACACGGAAAACATCTTGCTGAAGGTCCCTGTTAAGGGTGAGCGGTACATCGACCCCCGCAAAATCACATATTGGCACACCAACTGCTTCCAGTCAAAACTCTATGATCTGAAAACAGATGATTACATCCGGGTAAAGTCGAGAGCGGCTATGATGTTGGGACTCGGTGTCCAGAATGAGGACCTGGAAAACCGCTGTGCGCTTGCAGAACAGAATGTTGCCAGCATGGGGCGCAGGATTGAGACAATCACAGCAGAGCGTGACCTGCTGAAAAGCCTGTGTGAGAAAACCATGGCTGCACGACTGGAGGAAGCAGAGCAGAGCAAGCCGAAGCCCGCAATCGCAGAGGGGCAACTGACAAAAAAAATGACGCAGGCTGAATATCAAAGACTCAGCAAGGAGCGCAACAAGAAGAAACTGCTGCCAAAACAGGCTTACATCGGGGTAAAACTCAAATCCGTGCGAATGTCACAGGTTACCTGCGGAATGATGATCGGAGTAAACGGAAACACAGTTTGCGGATGGATTCACGGCACAAGCAAAGCAAACTGGGACAAGCTGGAAACCGTGTTCCCCGGCATTGAGCAGGAGGCCGACAGATGGTCAGAGAAACAGAAGTGAAATGCACCATTGCTTGTAGTTGTGCAAGTGATCTCTGTTCCCAAGGCGAGTGCTCGCGCTGCGGCTGGGAAGAGGCGGAACGATACAGAAGGCTGGAAATGTTGCGCAACGGTGAGTTGTCAGAGCGTGACGGCCTAGCTTGCCTTGTGATTCGCAAGCCCACCAAAGCGGAGGAGATCGCAAAAAAGCTCCGGGGACTATCCCCCAGAGCGCTGGAGAACATCGAAAAATATGTTGACCAATACAGGAGGTAAACCAGCATGAAAAGACCTGAGATTTACAAGACGGCCATCATGGCGCTGATCGCACGCGAAGAGAACGCGGAAACCCGCGAGTTGAACGAAGATGAATTCTGTGAGTCGCTGTATGCACTATCCAGTGACTACCACTACTGGGCCGAGAAGAACGAGGCGGTGACCACCGATGCTTGACCATCCTGTCATTCGCAACTGCGAACTGACCGGCTACCCGGACGGGCGGGAAGTTATCCCGATCTGCCCCGTTTGTGGGGAGCAGTGCGAGACGATTTACAAGGACACATGGGGGGACATCGTGGGCTGTGACCAGTGCATCACAGCGTTTGACGCAGTGGACATCATGGGCGAACTGGAGGTAGACAATGAGTGGTAAATTCCGCCCCTTGAGGGCTGATGAAATCGACTGCCGAGTGCAGTCGGTAAAGCAAAACGGGCTTGTGCTCCTGCTCTACAAGGACGCACGCGCAGATCAGAACATCCTGGACGAAACGGTTGGGCCGTACAACTGGCAGCGCCACCACAGCCGGGACAATGCCAATTGCACCGTGTCCATCTGGGACGATGAAAAGAAGCAGTGGGTAGGCAAAGAGGACACCGGCACAGAGTCCAACACCGAAGCACAGAAGGGGCTTGCAAGCGACTCTTTCAAGCGTGCGTGCTTCAACTGGGGCATCGGCCGGGAACTGTATTCCGCCCCGTTCACGTGGATCAGTTCAACCAACTGCAACATCAAGCAGCAGGGCCAGAAATACGCCTGCTACGATCGCTTCTACGTCAAGGACATTGGCTACGATGCGGCTGGCAACATCACAAAGCTGGTGATTGTCAACGACACGCTAAACCGGGAATGCTTCTGGTATGGGCCCAAGCCTTCCCAACAGCCCAGCACGCCGCAGAAAACTACGCCAAAGCCTTACAACGCCCAGCCTATTACCTGCGAGCGCTGCGGACATGAGGTTGTCAGCACCCCAGGAAAAGGCGGAAAGACGCTGACGCCCGGCGAAGTGGTAGCAGTGAGCCGCAAGAGATTCGGCGGCGCTACATACTGTGCAGAGTGCCAGAAAAAGCTCATGGAGGCCCAGAAAGCCCATGCCGGTAATTGAGCAGATCACGGGCACCATCACCGGGTATGACGAGCGCACCGGGACGCTGACCATCACCGCCCATTACGACAACCTTCCCACCATGCTGCGGCGGGAATACGACAAGGTTTCAATCACTTTGCACGATTCCCGCCCCCTCTCAGGGAAACAGCGGCGCAACTGCTACGCCATGATCGGGGAGATTGCCCGCTGGTCCGGCATGGGGAAAGCGGAAACAAAGGAAATCTTGAAGGTTCAATTCTGGACCGCTGAGCTGTGGCAAACGGCTGATAGCCTTTTCTCCCTCTCAGATGCTCCCATGAGCGTTGTAGCGGCGTTTCAGAGCTGGCTTGCCCGGTTCATCGTGTCCAACGATGTGCCCACAAAAAAGCCCATGCTGGACTATGTGGACGATGTGGGCGACTACGTATATTCCTGCCTTGTTCACAAAAAGTGTTGTATCTGCGGCCAATCAGCAGACTTACACCACGTTGAACGGGTTGGCATGGGCAGAAACCGTGAAGAGATCATACATGAGGGCATGGAGGTTCTGCCCCTTTGCCGGGAGCACCACACAGAGGCCCACACCATGCCGGACGAAGCGTTTTTCAAGCGCTTCCACCTTAACGGCGGTATCAAGTTGGACAAGCATTTATGCAAAATGTACGGACTTAAAACCAAAAAATAGGAGGAAAACAATGCTTAACAGAGCCATTTTACAGGGCCGCTTAGTCGCAGACCCTGAGCTGAGACACACCCAGAGCGGCGTGGCCGTGACACAGTTCCGCATCGCCTGCGACCGGGACTACAAGTCTAAAGACCCCAACGCCCAGAATTGCGACTTCGTCACCATTGTCGCCTGGCGGCAGACCGCTGATTTCATCAGCCGCTATTTCAGCAAGGGAAGCATGATCCTTGTCGACGGGCGGATTCAGGTCCGGGCCTACACCGACAACAACGGAGCCAAGCGGCAGGCGGTGGAAGTCGTTGCGGATAGCGTCAACTTCTGCGGCAAGCGGGAGCAGGACACCGCCCAGCAGCCGCACAACGGCGGCGCACAGCAGGGCTACCAGCAGGGAGCGCAGGATCTCACAGAGCTTGACGACGATGACGATGGAGAACTTCCTTGGCTATGACCTACCACATCACCATTCCCGGGCGCTTGCCCGGGATGAACGAGTACACCGCCGCCCAGCGCACGCACCGCCAGAAAGGCGCAAGGATGAAAAAGGACGCACAAGGTATAGTTTCCATCTTCATCCGGCAAAGCCACACACCGGGCATTCTGGAGCCTGTGCGCCTGCATTTCCGGTTCTTTGAGCCGAACCGCAAGCGCGACCTAGACAACATCTCCGGTTTCTCCCACAAGGTGATACAGGATGCACTGGTTTCCTGCGGTGTGCTGAGCGGCGACGGATGGAAGTACATAGTCGGATATTCTGACACCTTCTCCGTGGACAAGCAACACCCACGGATTGAGGTTGAGATCGAGGAGGTAAGCAATGGAGGGCCGTAAACAATTTACCTTCTATCGGAGCTTTTACGAGGCCCTATCCCGCATCAAAGGCAAGGCAGACAGGGCCGATGCTTTTGACGCTATATGCCAGTTTGCGCTATACGGAGAGGAGCCAGACCTTGACACCCTAAGTGATGCTGGAAGTATTGCTTTTTTGTTGATTCGCCCTGTTTTAGAAACGGCAGAAGCAAAAGCGAAGAGCGGCAAAAAGGGAGGGGAAACGAAGCATAGTCAAAGCACCGCCAAGGCAAAGGCAAGCAAACCGAAAGCAAACCGGAAGCAAACCGGAAGCAAAGCGAAGCAAAGCGCAACCGATAAAGAGGGGGAGGTAGAGATAGAGGGGGAGGTAGAGAAAGAGGTAGAGAAGGAATCTTTATATACCCCCCCTACCCCCCTAGCGGGTGGTAGCCCCCCCGAGGGGGCTGTGCAAAAGCGCAAGACTTTCAAACCGCCTACTCTGGACGAAGTGAGAGCCTACTGCACAGAGCGGGGGAACACCGTAAATCCGGAGCAGTGGTTCGACCACTACGCCTCAAACGGCTGGAAGGTTGGCAAGAACACCATGAAGGACTGGAAAGCCGCTGTGAGGACGTGGGAGCGGTCAGAGTATCGTCGTAACACTACGACACGAAAAAAAGCAAGCAGCGGGCCTGCCCCAGCTGCTCAGCTTACACCTGAGCAGGAAGCGGCGCAAGCGAAAGCACTGGAAGAGAATCAGCGTCAGCTGAAGCAGCTGCTGGAGAAGGTAGGAGGAGCAAATTGAAAGAGTACATAGATTTTCTGAAAAGCAAGGTGGTGACAGCACCGATTTCCGGGTTCGACGTTCGGGATGAAGATATTCACCCGGCGTTGAAACCGCATCAGAGGGACGCCGTTCGCTGGGCCTTGCACGGAGGACGGCGGGCGCTGTTTGAAAAATTCGGATTGGGTAAGAGCGTTCAGCAGTTGGAGTTTTGCAGACAGGTTATGCTCCACGAAGGAGGAAAGGCACTGATCGTGGTGCCACTTGGAGTGCGTCAAGAGTTTGTCCATGACGCTGTGACCATCCTCGGAATGGAGGCTCCCCGGTACATCACCCGCCAGAGCGACACCGCCGGGGCGCCGGATGGGGCAATCTTTCTGACCAACTACGAGCGGGTACGTGATGGTGACATCGACCCGAAGCAGTTCACCGCCGTTTCCCTGGACGAAGCCGCTGTGTTGCGGAATTTTGGCAGTAAAACATCTCAGGTTTTTATCGCAAAGTTCCACGGCATCAAATACAAACTGGTAGCCACGGCGACACCGTCCCCGAACAGGTTCAAAGAGCTGGTACATTATTCGGGTTTTCTGGAAGTTGCGAGTTCAACCGGCATCTTCCAGCGGTTTTTCCATCGAAACAGCACAAAAGCCCACGAGCCTACACTGTTTGAACACAAAAAAGAGGAGTTTTGGCTGTGGGTCTCCAGTTGGGCGCTGTACATTTCCACCCCTGCAGACCTGGGCTATGACTCCACCGGCTACGACCTGCCGCCCTTGGAAGTCCGTACACACGTCGTACAGGATAAATACGGGGAAGTAACAGACAAGGACGGACAGTTTAAGCTGCTGAATGATGCAGCCACAAGCCTGCAGGAAGCGGCAAGGGAGAAGAGCACCAGCATACAGGCAAGAGTCGAAAAGGCTAAAGAGATCGTAGACAGCGACCCGGACGCCCACTTTGTGCTGTGGCATGATTTGGAGTCGGAGCGTCACGCGCTGAAGAAGGCTATCCCAGGCGTGATCGACATTTACGGCTCTATGGACTACGACGAAAGGGAAAAGCGGGTGATCGCCTTTTCTGAGGGTGATATTCGCCTGTTCGCCACGAAAAAGAGCCTTTCTGGCTGCGGGTGCAACTTTCAGCGGCATTGTCACCGGGCTATTTTCGTCGGAGTTGACTATCAGTTCCATGATTTTATTCAGGCTGTGCACCGGATTTACCGTTTCCTGCAAACGGAGCAGGTCATCATCGACATCATTTACACGGAGGCCGAACAGCCCATTTATGACGAGCTGATGGAGAAATGGAAACGCCATGACGAGATGGAGAAGCGTATGGGCGACATCGTCAAAAAGTACGGATTAAACCAGCGTGACGCCATCGGGCGCATGGAAAGGAGCATTGGAGTGAAACGAGTGGAAGAAAGGGGAAGGAACTGGAGAGCAATCAACAATGATTGTGTCGAGGAAGTCCAGACAATGCCCGACAACAGCGTGGACCTGATTCATACCAGCATCCCGTTTTCTAATCAGTTTGAATATACGCCCTCTTACAACGATTTCGGGCATAACGAGAGCACAGGGCGGTTCTTTGAGCAAATGGACTACCTGTCCCCAGAGCTGTTGAGGATCCTCAAGCCGGGCCGGGTGTTTGCTTGCCATGTGAAGGACCGGACGCTTTACGGCAACGTAACCGGGTTAGGCATGACAACGGTGGAGCCGTTCCACGCAATGTGCATCCGGCATTTCATGAAGCACGGTTTCCAGTATTTTGGCATGGTGACCGTTGTGACAGATGTTGTGCGGGAAAACAACCAGACGTACCGTTTGGGATGGTCCGAGCAGTGCAAGGACGGCACCAAAATGGGGGTTGGAATGCCGGAATATGTGCTTCTGTTCCGCAAGTTGCCGTCCGACACGTCGAAAGGGTACGCCGACGAACGGGTAACCAAAGAGCGGAACGAATATTCCCTTGTCCGCTGGCAGCTGGACGCTCACGCATTCTGGCGCAGCTCCGGTGACCGGTACCTGACGGGCAAAGAGCTTGCACGGTTCAGCCAGGGCAGCATTCAGCGGCAATTCAAAGACTTCTGCAATCGCCATATCTACGACTATGAGGAGCACGTCAAACTCGGAGAAGATATGGTTGCAGGGAATCCAAAAAGCATCAGCAAAACGTTTATGACGATTCCGCCCAGTGCAGGCGGGGCGGCGGATGTATGGGACGACATTACCCGTATTAAAACGCTCAACACCACGCAGAGCCAGCGCAGAAAGACGATGCACGTCTGCCCCCTTCAGATTGATATTGTTGAGCGCATCATCCGGCGGTATTCTAACGAGGGAGAGACTGTCTTTGACCCGTTCGGAGGAATCGGCACGGTGCCGCTCACGGCCATCAGAATGGGGCGAAGGGGCCTCATGACGGAGCTTAACCCGGATTACTACCGGGACGCCGTGGGCTACTTGAAAGCGGAAGAAGATGACACCATGGAAAATTTCAGTTTGTTTGACATGTTGGGGGAAAACGCATGAGCACAAGAAAAAGCCGCATTGACGGCGGAGCGTATCGCCGCTATACCCGTATGGTGGCCCTGAACTGCAAGCCGCCGAAGGATAGGACGGGAGCACGGAAGAGGCCGAACCGGAAGAGAAAGGAAGAGCGCCATGGCAACCGTTGAAGCCACAAGGGCCATTGCCGACTTTACCGCAAAGCAGAGGCAGCCATACGAGTTCAAAAAAAAATACGCTGCAATCCGGGCCAGGGAGTTCTATAACGACCCACGGGTGGACGGAAACACCTGTGTCAGTGTTGGGGGACTGGACAGCATCGTCCTGATGGTATTCCTCCACAGCCTCCACATCCCAGCCGTTCCGGTGAGTGTTAGCAGCCTGGAGGATACCAGTATCCGCCGGGTGCACAAAGCTCTGGGGGTGCACTGCCTCAAGCCTTACAAGTCCAAGGTGGCGGTGTTGCGGGATTGCGGCTTTCCGGTGATCTCCAAGGCCAAGGCCCGAAAAATCAACCTGCTGCAAAAGCCCAACAGCGAGAAGCAGACCTTTATTCACGCCATTATGACCGGAGACATGGGTGAGCAGGGGAAGTATCAGCACAGCGACAAGATCAAGCTGCCCGATAAGTGGCTGGAGCTTTTCGGCGGAAACTACGCCGAGCACCGGCCGGATCTGCACTGTCTGTGCGCTCCCTTCCCGGTGGGGGCCGACTGCTGCTGGTGGATGAAGGAACTGCCGGTACAGGACTGGCAGAAGGAACACGGCATGTTTCCTTACCTGGGCCTCATGGCATCTGAGGGAGGTCAGCGCGAGTTGGGGCTGAAGAAGAATGGCTGTAACTATTTTGGGAAGTCTGTCACCCGAAGCTGTCCCTTTGCCATTTTCATGCGGGATGATCTGCTGCATCTGGCCCTGGAGATGGACGCATATTACCGGGAGCACTGGCAGGAGTTCAACCCGGATCCGGCGCAGCGGGTGGAGACCATCATCCCCGCCATTTACGGCTCCATTGAGCACCGGGAGGACGGCACCCTGTATACCACCAAGGCCCAGCGGACGGGCTGCCAGATGTGCGGTTTTGGCATCCACATGGAGCAGCGGCCCCACCGCTTTGACCGCTTGAGGGAGCGTAACCGGAAGGAGTGGGAGTTCTGGATGTACCGATGCTGCACTGACCCGAACACCGGGGAACAGTACGGCTGGGGCCGGGTGCTGGACTGGATCGGCGTGCCGTGGCGAGATTTGCCAGACGGAAATTTTGAAGGACAGTGCAGTTTGTGGGGAGGTGACGAGCTGTGAGCAAAGGCAAGCGCAACCGCCAGCATCACGCCCGCCCGCCGGGAATCACCAATGAGCAATACCGCGCTATCCGCAAGGAGGTGGACAAGCAGATTCTAGCGGCCGATCAGGAGTACAGTCTGAATTTCGCCGCCGGTGTGCTGTGGGCGCTCCACGTAGAGTTTGGCTTCGGCGCTGGACGGCTGCGGAGAATGTGGGACGCTTATCGTAAAATCCATGACGAACTGCGGGAATACTACGAGCTGCGAGACGATGCGGACACCTGTTTTGTGTGCCGGGAACAGCTCAAGAGAATCGGCGTGGACGTGGAAGAATGGGATAAGGAGGAAAGAAATGATTGACGAAGAAAAAATGATAAATCGAATAATAGAAAAATGCCGTGAGGTTAAATACAAAAGAGAGCACTACCAATCTGCCTTGCGTGGGGTAGACAGCAAATGGAGGTTGTACAAGAAAAAGGGGATCGCCCTTAACTCAGTTATAGAGAAAATTATAGATCTGAAGGACTACGAAAAGGACTATGTAATCGTACGGTTTGAAACAAAGCAGCTTTGCTATGCTTTGGGCGCTGAGTACGTGGAAATATATAACAGGATTGTGGGAGATGGTGAGAAGTGAAAGAAATTAGAGACTATGAGATGTGTATGCTGTACATCCACGACAACGTACCCCGCCGGGAACTGCTGGAACAGCTTGCGGAAGAATCCTCCGAACTGGCACAAGCCGCCTTGAAGCTGTGCAGGACGCTGGAGGACGCACACAACCGCACGGAAACAACACAGGGGGAAGCGGTGCGGAACATGGTAGAAGAGCTTGTGGACGTGCTGAACGCTTACACAGCGGTTTTCGGAGACTGGGAGGCGGTAGAAAAAGCCGTGGAGCAGTCAAAGAGAAGCCAGAAGTGGGGCAGATGGATTGATAGATTGGATAGGTGAATGTGGAAAAATGGGAACAAGGATGAAAAGTGAAAAAGAGATCAGGGAGACATTCCGGGCGAGGCTGATTGAATTGAAGGGGGGCAGGACAAATAAACAGCTTGCTGCCGAATGCAAGATGTCCGCCTGTTCCGTGAGAGACTATGTAAGTGGGTGCAGGATGCCTGACGTCGAGAGACTGGCAATCTTAGCGCAACATTTTGGAGTATCTACTGATTGGCTGCTTGGGCTAACCGATGCCAGAAAGGACAGCAACCGATCAAAATACAGCTGGAGGTAAGAACAATGAATAAAATCAAAATCATGTTGGACAAGGGTGCAATCGCACCCACCAGAGCGCACAGGTCTGATGCCGGGCTGGACCTGTACACACCGGAAAGTTTTATGCTTTACCACTCCGGAAGCTCATATACGGTAGACACTGGCGTCCATGTGGAGATTCCGGACGGCTATGTGGGGATGCTCAAAAGCAAGAGCGGGTTGAACTGCCATATGGGAATCCAGAGTGAGGGTGTCATTGACGCTGGTTACACGGGATCTATCGTGGTCAAACTCTACAACCACGGAGAAAAGACGGTGGAGATCCCAGAGGGAACAAAGATCAGTCAGCTGGTGATTCTGCCCATTGAGACGCCGGAGATTGAGATCGTGGAGCAGCTCCAGGCAACAGAGCGAGGCAGCAACGGCTTCGGAAGTACAGGGAGGTAATGTCGATGAGGTACAGATATTTTTGCAAGAGAGGGCCTATTGGCCCCGCTGACCTGCCAAAGAACCCGGTGCGAGTCTGCCGGTATGACAGGCCGGTCTACACGCACCAGTTTGAGCGGGACACATGGGGATTCGCAGAGTACGATCACCCCATTCAACAGGTGGACGTGGAGAAATACCACCTGCTGGAGGACGTGGGGAACAGATTGCGGTTTTTAATGAAGGAGTGAGAGTATGACTGACTACATCAGCCGCCGCTCCGTAATGGAGCTGGTGCAATTTATGCCGGCCAAAGGCGGCCCGATCGGCATGGTGCCGACAAAAGCTGTTTTGCGGATTCCCGCCGCCGATGTGCGGCCGGTTGTGAGGGGGAAGTGGGAGCTGATTGAGCGCAGAATCATCTCAAAAGTTCAAATCTGGAAGTGTTCCAACTGCGGAAACATGTTGGAAGTGAGAGAAACAACGTTTAACTGCGGGAGGGGCGATTGTAACTTCTGCCCCAACTGTGGGGCAGAAATGAGGGAGGGCAAGCAGAAATGAACAAGGACATCAACAGGACGCTCATGGCCCTTGTGCCAATCCTGCGCATGAACGGCGAAATGGTTAAGTCCATCGAAGCTGTGAACGACTGGTACAAGGTCGGAGATCGTGAATACCTGAAAGAGGTAGCGGAAATCACCTACGACAACGGCACCCGGAGATACGCGGACATCGGGTGCGACAGCAACCTGACGGCGGTGTTTGACGTGGTTGCGGTAATCCAGCAAATCAAGCCGCGCAGCAGCGCCATAGAGCGCATTGAGAGAGGCGTATATAGGCAATATCCGATTGAGAATATCCCCGCCGCCGATGTGCGGCCGGTGGTGAGGGGGCGTTGGGTCTGGGATCCTGATGGCCTGGACTGGGGGCTTGGCTGCTGGGTTTGCAATCAGTGCCACAGCCGCAACGCAAATATACCGGCTCAAAAGGATATGAAACCGCTTGACTGGGCTGGCAGTAAGTTCTGCCCTGAGTGCGGGGCGGATATGAGGGAGGAGAATGATGTTCAAACGGATTTTAAAACATCTCATTAAACTGTATTACAAGGCAAATCCAGACTTGCTTGCATGGACAATCCCGGTTGATGATGTTGTGGATTTGCACTTAATTGTTGAAAAATCATACATTGATAGGCACGAATACGGGACAAGTGTTGAGTATTATCACAAACGTGGCGTGGATATGAGGAAGGAGTAGAGTATGGAACGATTGACGGAACGATACACGCCGGAGCTCGTGTATCTGATTGGTAACGGGCAGACCTACAACACCCGTTCGCGCTCCAAGATGGCAAAGGCTCTTGACCGCCTTGCCGCCTACGAGGACACGGGCTTGACGCCTGAGGAGGCTAGATGCTTTGGTCGCCTTGTCCGTGGCGAACGAATGGTGACCGAAGAGGATCTGATGGCATCAGGCGTTAGTCCGGCAGAAATCCAAAGACTGATGGACATCGTCACCGCAGAAGCAGAGGGCCGACTGCTGGTGCTGCCGTGCAAGGTGGGAGATACGGTGTATCGATTAAATAGAACTCCATACGGCAAAAGGTTCATGGACGCATACCCTGAACTTGAAGTGTATGCGTATCAAGTGACCACTATATACGGCGAAAAACCGGGACTGATTCTATTTGCGCATCGTTTGTTGAACGGGAGCATAACGACATCTTACGTCACCTTTTCTGGTGAAGATTTCGGGAAAACTGTCTTTCTCACCCGTGAAGAGGCTGAGGCGGCGCTGCGGTTTGTTATGAGGGGGTGAGAGAGTGAGGTTCAAAAAGCCAAAAAACTCACCGTTTTATGTACATTGCTACCAATGCAAACACTATGTTTTTGAAAAACAGGTAGGGTGTGCATATATCGGACGCTGTGAAGCAATCAAAACAGACGTGACGGAAACAGATGCATATAGTAAGCCGTGCGGACTATTTCGAGAAAGGAAAAGCGGTGATAACATGGCAGAAATGACACTAAGACAAGCAATGAGCATGGATAAGCTGAAAAAGTGCCCGTTCTGCGGTGGAAATGCAAGATTCGGAGTGAATTATGACGATCAGTGGGGCGTTTTCTGCAAGGAGTGTTCCGCAGTTGTTTGGGGAACAACAAAGGAGGGAGCAATCAACGCTTGGAACAGGAGGGCAAGCGACCACATAGCGGAACTGATTACACGGACTATTCCAACGGTTGACGCCGTGGAAGTGGTGAGGTGTAAGGATTGCAAGCATTGCGAATATCCTGTCCCGAATATCACAAAGCATGGATGCAGACTGTTCGACCGATGCGTTAAAGCTGATTGGTTTTGCGCAGACGCAGAGAGGAGATAGAGGAATACAATGAACCGTGAAATCTTATACCGCGGGAAGCGGATGGATAATGGAGAGTGGGCTTATGGCTGCTATGTGAACTGCTCCGGCCCTGGCTGCCAGCCCAACGAGACACGGCACTACATCGTGGAATATCCGAGCGTGTGGCATGAGTTTTACACCGCCACCCGTGGGCAGTACACCGGACTGACCGACAATAACGGCAATCGGATTTTTGAGGGGGATATTGTGGATGTCGTTCGTTCCGGTGATGAGACATGGCGTTGTGTTGTGAGTGATATTCGCAACATTCCAGCAGAAATGTGTGGCAGTCATGTTAAATCAATGGAGGTCATCGGCAACATCCACGACAACCCGGAGATGTTGAGGGGAGAATGAAAAATGCCAGTAGTTGCAAAAATTGCATTTTCAGCGTTTATTTCTGGCTTTGTTTCGTTCTTGATTGCGCTTATAGCAGACGATGTTGAGCCTAAAGCGGCGCATGTTTTCTGGACCATCACTGAGCTTTGCGCAATAATTGTGGTGGATTGCGGCATAGCTGCAATATGGATTTATTTGTAAGAGGAGGAACACACCCATGATTAAGATTGAACACACCGATGTACACGGCTTTGAACAGGCAATCCGGGGGATGAGAAACCCGCTGAACAGCTGGGAGTTGAGCGATTCCCAGCCGTGCCTTGACGGCTTCGGGTTTGAGGACTGTCACGGCTCCCCGGAATGCCAGCGAGTGGACGGGGACTTCTCCAAAACTGTGTACTGCATCGGTCCTGCGGATTTTGGCCTGATGAAGTGTCTGGTAGCCGCCGGCACCGATCACAGCAAGTTTATGAGGATGATTGCCGTTTGGGCCGACGTAACGGCGCCACTCTATTGGTGGAAGGAATACGACACCTACAAGGTTGGGACCGTGGCAAACTCCTGCTCCACCATGCACAAGGTTCACGCTAAAGAGTTCACGTTGGAGGATTTCAGTTGTGAACATCTGGCGCACCAGACAAGAGAAGTTCTCCAGATCGTCATTGACGACCTGAACGACAGCCGTTCATTGTATATCAAAACCAAAAACAAAGGGGATTGGTGGCAAATGATCCAGATGCTCCCTTCCAGTTACAATCAGCGGCGAACTGTGATGCTCAACTATGCGGTGCTGAGAAACATCTATCACGCCCGGAAAAATCACAAGCTGGACGAATGGCACAATTTCTGCGCATGGATTGAGGGTCTGCCATACTCGGAGCTGATTACAATGGAGGTGAGCGTAAAGTGACCAAACCGGACCTAATCCGCCGTCGTGGAGAAAGCCAGGTTTTGGCTAGTGGACTGCCCGTCAAACTATCCAACGGAGGTAAGAAAATGAAAAGAATAATCATGGTTATCTGTCTGTGTTTTGCGCTGACAGGATGCAATGCTCAGATCATTGACACTACATATCACTATGACACGGCTATTATTCACCTGCCAGATGGCAGAACAGTCAAGGGGAAGGTTTCATCGTGGAAAGATTACGAAGATTCTGATGCTGTGCAAGTGGTAATTGATGGAGTGACATATTACACATTTTTAGGTAATGTTGTGCTGGTGAAAGAGTAATGGAAACACTTGAGCAGCGCAGAGAACGGCGAAAGAGAAACGCTGAATACTACAAAGCACAAGGACGATGCCCCAGATGCGGGGGAAAGGACGCTAAAACGGAAACAACAGGGGGCTATTGTTTTGAGTGCTTAGAAAAAAATAAAGAGATGGAGAGAAAAAGGTCCGAAGAGTACAACAGGAAACGCTCGGAAAGAGGGAAACGGCTCTACAATGCGAGGAAAGCGGCTGGGCTTTGTGTAAAGTGCGGAAAGCCAAACGACACGCAGAAAACGACGTGTAGCGTTTGCAGAGCAAGGAAAAGGGAGAACGAAAAAAGGGCGAGGATAAAAGCGGGAATACAAACAGACCGCTGGAACAATGGGCTATGTGGTCATTGTGTGAAAAAGCCCGTTGTGGAGGGCTACAAGCTGTGCGAGGACTGCTTAGCTAGGATTAGGGCAATAAACCATAAACCGCCCGGGGAGAATCACCCGTGGAGGAAAATGAAGATTTGAGGAGGAATACAATGAAAAAGATACCTACACTGTTTGAGAGGATTTATGAGAATCACAGAGTGGTGGGAATCACGCCGAACGTTACACCCGGCTGTGAGTGGGTGTTAGATGGAAAAGGAGTTGCAACCGTGAAGATTGACGGCTCCTGCACTGCTATCATCGGCGGTGAAATGTACCGCAGATTTGATGCAAAGCCGGGGCGCAAAATCCCGGATGGTGCTATTCCCTGCTGCGACCCTGACCCGGTGACAGGACACTGGCCACACTGGGTAAAAGTTGACCCTAACAGCAAGGCGGATAGGTGGTATTACAGGGCATACCTCAACACGCCGGAGAAGGTAGACGGGACTTTTGAGGCAATCGGGCCGCATTTTCAGGGCAATCCATACGGCCTGAGTGATGATATTCTGGAGCCGCACGGTAAGAAGGTTGTAACCGCTGGGCGCACGTTTGAGGCAATCAGGGACTACCTCACAGAGAACAACATCGAGGGGCTTGTATTCTGGCTTGACGGTGAGCCAAAGTGTAAAATTAAAAGAAAGGATTTCGGGCTTGCGTGGCCTGAGAAGGTGATGCAAAATGACGAAAGAAAATGATCGAGTGAACCACCCGGCTCACTACAACCAAGGCGGGGTTGAGTGTATTGAGGCAATCAAGGCTTCTGTCGCCGGGCTGAGCGGCTACGAGGGATTTCTGGTTGGAAATGCTATCAAGTACATCTGGAGATTCAAGCATAAAAACGGGGTTGAGGATCTCCAAAAAGCAAAATGGTATCTGGACAAACTGGAGAAGGAGGAAACGTAAAATCAAGAGGGGGTTCGCCCCCTCTTTTCTTTTTTGTTTCAAATAATATAGAAAAACACAATATTTTGCGTCATTTTCGTGGTAAAATTGGGTAATAAGGGACTATATAGGGCGAGGTGAGACAATGGCAAAGCGGAAAAAGCAGGACTTTGACTTTTCGTCCCTGGACCTGGACCTTGACCTGTCGATCAGGCTGGGGCAATCTGAGGCGGAGTTTATCAGAGCGGCAAAGCTGAGTTTTGAGCCAGTCGCTTTTGACAACGCGCAGGAGATGGCGGAAAGCCTGGATCTCAGCAGGGACTATTTCGCGTTTGTCTCTGGCAAGTTTATCTTTGGAGATTTCATCGAGGCACTTTGCTACGTCCACTACTTACACCCGCTGGCAATCTATATCACGACGCTGGGCATGGGCCAAAACAACGTCGATTCCATTGTCAACCTTGTGGACTATCTGGGCGCGGAGAAGGTCAACCTGATCGTCAGCAACTACTTTGTATCGGTTGAGCGCCACAAGCTGGTGCCGTACATGGTGCAAGAGTTCTGCGGGAAGCCCGTAGACGTGGCGGTGCTGGCATCGCACTGTAAAATCTGCCTCATTGATTGCGACGTCGGGAAGATCATCATTGCCGGGAGCGCAAACCTGAGTAGCTCAAATAACGTGGAGCAGTTTCACATCTTCCAGGACGATGCTCTGTTCGATTGGCTGAGGGGACGGCTTGACGATGTTATGGAGCAATTCACGGTGATCCACGGCGCGGAGTCGGAAACAATTTTTGAAAACAACAAACACAACCTGAGCAAACAGGCTTTTGGGATTTTAGGAGATGTTGACAATGGCAAACGGAAGCAGTTGGAGAGGCGGCAGAAGAGGCAGCCGAAACACGGCGAAGAAGAGGCGTAGAACATACAGCATGCTCAAATCCGCTATGAGAAGCATCAGCAAGATGCAGATTCGCGGCGCACAGGTACTTGAAAAGAATATGGTCCGAAGTAAGGAAATCAAGCAAAGGCAGCTTGACGAAGAGTTGCCGTTTTAACTGAGGAGGGCAGCCCATGAACGGCGGCTATAAAAACTTAATGTCGCCGGAAGAGGTGAACGCCCGACTGACGCCCGAAGAGCGCAAAGAGAACTGTAGGAAGGCAGGGGCCGCATCAGGGGCAGCGAAGCAGCGCAGAAAATCCCGCCGGGAGCTTGCTTCAATGCTGGCAAACGCCCCTGTGCAGGACGAAAAAACGGCAAAGCAGCTTGTGAAACTGGGTTTCGGCGAGAGCGACCTTGTCAACGATGCACTGATTACGGCATCGGTATTCCAAGGGGCCGTCGCCGGTGACATCAAGGCGGTAGAAAAGTGGGAGCAGTGGACCGAGGACGAAAAGCAGGAAGATGATAGAGTATATGAGCTGCCCGCACGGGTAATTGGCGAGGCGTTTGTGCAGATCAACCGGCGCATTGAGCCAAACCGAGATTACATCTTAAAAGGCGGGCGCGGCGGTGCAAAGTCCTCTTTTGTGTCGGAAAAGGTCATTGAGCTGCTGAAAAACAATCCAACGCTCCATGCTTGCGTCGTCCGAAAAGTCGGAACCACATTGCGGGACTCTGTATTTGCGCAGATCAAGTGGGCAATCCATGAGCTGGGGCTGGACGATGAGTTCCAGGTGAGGGTGTCTCCGCTGGAAATCACCTACAAAAAAACCGGGCAGATCATCTATTTCCGGGGGCTGGACGACCCGCTGAAGCTCAAGTCCATCAAGCCACCCTTTGGTTACATCGGGATTCTGTGGATTGAGGAAGAGGACCAGCTCAACGGCCCGGAGGAAGAGCGCAGCGTCAAGCAGTCTGTTCTCCGCGGCGGCGCGGAATCGTACTTTTTCGCCAGTTACAACCCGCCAAAGAGCCGTAGCAGCTGGGTAAACAAGCGTCTGCTGGAGCCTGCGGGAAACCGCGTGGTGCATACTTCCAGCTATTTGCAGGTGGACCCAGAGTGGCTGGGCCAGAAGTTTCTGGACGATGCTGAGCACCTCAAAGAGGTCAACCCGGCGGCATATGAGCATGAGTATCTGGGCGTCCCGAACGGCGACGGTGGCAATGTGTTTGAGTACGTGGAAGTCCGGGAGATCACAGACGAGGAAATCAGCCACATGGACCGCATCTATCAGGGTGTAGACTGGGGCTGGTATCCAGATCAGTTTGCGTTCCTGCGGTGCTACTACGACGCTGCGCGGGAAAAGATTTACCTGCTGGACGAGCTGTACGTCAACAAAACACCAAACGAGCAGACCGGTCAGTGGATCATCGACCACGGATACAACGACTATATGATCCAGTGTGACAGCGCAGAGCCTAAGAGCGTCAACGACTACCGGGACATGGGGCTGCCTGCCAGAGGATCAGTCAAAGGGCCCGGCTCTGTTGAGTACGGTTTCAAGTGGCTTCAGCGGCGGACGCTGGTCATTGATCCGAGACGCACGCCGAACGCTTATCAAGAGATCATCTCTTATGAGTACGACCGGGACAAGGACGGGAATGTGATTTCCGGCTATCCAGACGGCAACGATCACGCTATTTCGGCGCTCAGATACGCATTTGAGCCGCTGTTCAACCGGAGAGGGACACAAGCATGAGCATTATTTCTACAATCAGGGGGTGGTTAGCTATGTTTCTGGGCGGAGAGGCAAAAAAAGAGTTTGACATTCAGCCGTTGAGTTTCCCGGGGACGGAGAGCACCCTGTCTGCCTGCATCCGCGCCTATCAGGGGCACCCGACCTGGCTAGACTCTGAGGACGATATCACTACGATCAACTTTGCAAAGTCTGTCTGCGTAGAGGTGGCAAGGCTGACCACGCTGGGCATCAGCATCAAGGTGGACGGCTCCGCCCGCGCCGATTGGCTGCAAGAGCAGGTGGAGCAGCTGTACTTCTCCCTGCGCCCGTGGGCAGAGTACGGCGACGCATATGGTACGATCATTCTCAAGCCAAACGGTGAGTTTGTGGACCTGTACACGCCGGAGGAATTTGCGGTGGTGGACACATCCGCGGGCAAGATCACCGGCGCAGTGTTCCGCAGCAGAGAGATCAGCGGCGACGGCAAACGATTCTTCACCCGGATGGAGTACCATCACTTTGATGATGACGGCATCTACCACATCGACAACCGGTGCTACGTCTCCGAGGACGCAAACAGCAAAGGCAAGCCTATCGGAATCAAAGAGACTCCGTGGGCGTCGTTGGAGGAAGAAAGCTCTATTGTGGGGCTGGACAAGCCGCTTTTCGGGGTGTGGAAAACACCTCACGCAAATCATAAGGACGTCAATTCCCCGCTGTCCCTGCCTATCTTTGTGGACGCGCTCAAAGAGTTGGAGGACCTGGACATTGCCTATTCCCGCAACGCTTCAGAAATCTTTGAGAGCCGGCGAACGGTGCTGCTGGACTCTGACAAGCTGATGGCAACCGGCGAGAAGGTCACCAACACGCTGTCAGGCTTTGAGTCTGCGCGGAAACAGCTGAGACTCCCGGATTACGTCAAAAACGTGTACGGCAACGGCTCAGAGTCGTTTTACCAAGAGATCAACCCGACTCTCAACACGGACACCCGGCTGACCGGGCTGAACGCTCTGTTATCGCAGATTGGGTACAAGTGCGGTTTTTCCAACGGATATTTTGTATTCAACGAGCGCACCGGCGTGGCAACGGCAACTCAGGTGGAGGCAGACCAGCAGCGGACAATCCAGCTCATCAAAGATTGCCGGGACCAGCTGGAAAGCTGCATGAACGACCTGCTCTATGCCCTGGACAAAATGGCCGACCTGTACGACCTTGCACCCGCCGGGGCGTGGGAAGTAAACTTTGACTTTGGTGACATTACATACAATCTGGAAGAGGACCGCGCAAGGTGGCTCAGCTATGCTAACGCTCAGAAGGTGCCGTTTTGGTACTACCTGGTAAAGTTTGAAGGTTTTACCGAGGAAGAAGCAAAGGCACTGGTTCAAGAGGCACAACCGGAGGACCCGACGCTGTTTGGGGAGGAGGAATAGCCGTGGACGAAGAAAATGCCGTAAAAGAGGAACTCGAAGAGGCTATTAAGCGGATAGACTGGGAAAAAGTAGGTAAGTGGCTTGGAGATGCAATGACTAGCGCCATTGATGCTATCAACGATATTGCAGACAAGATGCGGGACTATCTGGATGTAATAGTGCAAGCCATAGAGCTGAGGAAAGAGCAAGGCGAAAACCGTCAACGGATTGCCAGAAAGAAGCGCCCGCCCCGCTGCATTGGTACGCCTTGCGCCGTGTATCTGCGACGGGCTAGACCGCATTGCCGGAGTAACTGCTGATGCTAACCCCTGACTACCTACTCCACATCTCCGAGGGCGCCGAAGCAATCTCTGAGAGCCTGCACAATGCCATCATCAAGCGTATTGTGGAGCGTATCATGATCCGCCTGCAACGGGGCGATAAGTACATCCTGACCGCCGTAGACAAATGGCAGATTGAGACGATGCAGGAAGCAGGGCAGCTTCTGGAGGACATTCAAAAAGAGATTGCCGCCAAAACGCCCTATCAGCAGAAGGAAATCAAAGAGGCGATGGAAGATGCTGGAGTCCGGTCACTGGCCCATGACAACGGAATCTACCGGGCCGCCGACATCCTCCCGCCGCTGGGAGATGTGAGCGAGTACACCGCCGCTGACCTGATGCTGAGGACTTCCCCTCACTATGTGCGCATGATGCAAAGAGCATACGAGGCCACGCTGGGGGAGTGGAACAACTTCACCCGGACAATGCCCACAAGCGCGTATCAGCTCTACGTTGACCAGTGCGACAAAGCCTATTCCCTTGTTCAAAGTGGCGCTGTGAGCTATACACAGGCGTTCCGAGAGTCAATCGACACAATCTGCAAGGACGGCGTGACGGTGGTCTATCCATCCGGGTGGACTGACACTATTGAGACTGCCACGCTCCGGGCGGTGCGGACGGGCACGGCGCAGGCGGCAGAACAGATCAGCATCATGCGGGCGAAGGAAGTCGGTTCCGCCTTGCGGCTCACATCCTCCCACATGGGCGCACGTCCAGAGCACCAGTTGTGGCAGGGCGAAATCTTCTGGGTGGACTGGAATCGGCTCAACGCCCTATATCCTGCGCTGATGGACGTGCCAAATCCAGCACCGGCGGCACCAGAGCTGCGGGCAAAGTACCGGGAATTCTGCGCATCAACGGACATCGGCACGGTGACCGGATTGTGTGGAGCAAACTGCCGACACTCGTCCTCTGTGTACATTGAGGGCGTGAGCCATAACCCGTTTGAGCGGTACAACGACGAGGAAAACCGGAAATTGTACGAGCTGACCCAGCGCCAGAGAGCGCTTGAGCGCAGGATCAGAAAAACAAAGCGTGAGGCCATGGGGCTGAAAGCTGCGGTGGACAATGCGCCGAACGAGGAAGTCAGAGCCGCGGAAGATGAAGCTTACCAGCGCAAAGCGGCTCTATTGGCAAGGCAGAACAAATCGTATAGCGAGTTTTGCAAGGAACACAATCTGTGCCCCCTGTCAGACCGGCTTGCAATCGCCCAGTGGGACAGGAAGCAGGCAGCAGCAGCGAGGGGAGCGGCTAGAAGGTATTTGAAAAGCAAGGAGGGCGAATAATGGACGTTTACGTCAAATTCAAAGACGGTAGCGAGACCATTGTAAAAGAAGCAGATGACTGTTCTGTAAGAAACGACGGAACATATGCGGTCATTACCAAGGGAACAAGAAGGGTGTTCTTCAACTTTAAGGAAGTGGTTTCTATTGGCGAGGCTTCCTTCTTTGGCGTTTGCGGTGAGGAGTGCAAAAAATGAACGAAGAAACCAATTTTGGCAAGTACCGGTGGGCCGAAACGCTCGAAGAGTGGATTAAACTGGCGGTTGAATCAAACTGCGACAAAATAGCAATCACCGGACTGAATGACAAGGGCGAGTTTTGCACAGGCATTACACCCGGCACAAGCCCATATGAAACTTTGATGCTTGGGGCAAAAATTATGTCAGACGCTGTTCTCGACATCGTGCTTGCAAATGCGGATTTGATTGTTAACACAGCAAAAGACATTGAAGCCGGCCAGGATGAAACAAAAGAGTAAATGCGTAGTGTGCCGGACGAAATAGCCGGCGGGGATAGGGCGGGTTTTTATAAAAAATGTTTGCAATCGCACTCAGTTTTGCGAAAAATATGGTATAATTACTGTGATGATTAGATATGCGGAGAAAGCCAAACCAACCGCGTGAAGGTTTATAGCCTTCTCTCCGCACCACAGCAGCGCATGAGGTCCTTTGGCATTTTTCTCCCCCATGCGGTACATCTGCACACCTCCTTTCATTATATATGCCCCGGGCCGTAAGCAGGGGCACCGCCTGACAGATAGCTAGCGGGCGGCTCCAGTGCAATTCTGGCGGGCCATATATGTGCGGATGTGCAAAGGGTAGCACAAGCATGTTTAAGTTGGCTGATTGCTAGAGGACGAAACACAAGGGTGTTGCTGACCGCCCAGCCCGAGGCGGCGCCCTGTAAAGTATCGGGTAAAGTGCAATCATGTACAGTGCAAATCTGTACCCGCACACCAAGGGAAACCGCCTGGGTGCCTGAAAAGGGCGGGAGTACACCCCCGGCGCACCTCTGGTTTAATTACATCGGATTCGAGGCAATTAAACTATGTGTCCCATGCCGGGATTTTAAGGACCGACACCCCAAACGTCCGCTTGCACCATAAGCAAGTTGCGATTACGGGTGTACGGCAAAGCGGCCGGAGCGCAGTGAAAGCACGAATGTGGGTGTAGCTGGGTGGAGATGGCCGGTGACGGGAAACCGTCTGGGGCTTGCATTGAGCGAGCGAAAATGCGGCGAGATGGTGGAAATTGCCAGCGGGGAAAGGGTGGGTAAACGATTGAATAAACCAATTAAATGCACCTGTGGGAAACTCCTTGCCCGTGTGAAAGACGGGAAACTGTACGTCTGGTGCAAAGAGTGCAAGAAGGAAGTCCCGCTGAAAACTAAATAGTTGATTTCACCTTGTGAGCCTTGAGCCGTGAACCGTTCGGAAATTCCGAACAGTTTGCGGCTTTTTTATTTGCTTCTGTAGCTCAGTTGGTAGAGCGATGGACTGAAAATCCATGCTTGCGCTGGTTCAATTCCAGCCGGGAGCACCATACCCCGCCTGTGGTTTATCAGGCTCAATCCGCACTGCTGACGGGCAGTTAAAACACACGTTTAGGAGGATTTGTACATGAAGAACATTTTTGAACTGCTGGAAAGCATCGGTCTGACCGTCCCTGAGGACCAGAAGCCGGCATTTGAAAAGACTTTTGCCGAGAATTACAAGACCATTGCCGACTACAACAAGGCCGTGACCAAACGAGATGAGTACAAGGCGGCACTGGACGCAAAGCCCGCAACATCCCCGGAGGACGCAGAAAAGCTGACAAAGCTGGAAGGCGAAATTACCGCGTTGAAAGATCAGCTTGCAGACGCAGACCGGGACAAGGCCGCCCGTGCGGCAATTGCCGGGAAGAAGTTTGTCAATGACATCACCGGAAAGGCGGTTTTGCAGGGCATCATCGACGCGCTGAAAGCCGATCCGAGTGTCAATCCCGCCGAGATTCTGAAGAGCCTGACCACTGACAAGGACGGCAACGAGCTGCCCAACGTGTTTGTGAGCGAGGCGGAACAGCATCGGGCGAGGTTCACGGCACCGAAATCTCCCACCAGCGGTTCAGCAGACGGCACGTTCTCCGGAATGAGCCTGTCTGAAAAAATGGCCTATGCCAACGAGCACCCGCGAGACAGCGAGGTCGTGGCATGGCTGCACAACGACTGAAAGAAAGGACTGTAAACTATGGCTTCTGTTTTCAATAGCAAGCATTTCAACGCGGAAGTTTTTGGCAGATACCTGGAAACCGTGCCCCGCGTGCGGCAGAACGCGTTTCTGACTACCGGCATTCTGCGTGAGCGCCCCGATCTGCGGGCCATGCTGCCCGACCAGAGCGGCGGCAACTTCATCTCTGTCCCCATGACCGGCCTGATCGGCGGCACCGCGCTGAACTACGACGGCGCCACCAATATCACCGCCGACACCCTGGAGACCTTCCTGCAGAGCATGATCGTCGTCGGACGTGCAAAGGCGTGGCAGGAAAAGGACTTCTCCTATGACATCACCGGCCATGATTTCATGGCTGATATTGCGGCGCAGGTGAGCAACTACTGGGACGACATCGACCAGGCAACCATTCTGGCCGAGCTGAAGGGCATCTTCGGCGTGACCACTGACGGCTTCAGCACCAAGCACACCCTGGACATCTCCGGTGGCTCCGGTGCTGACGCAAAAGTCGGCCCCGCCACCCTGAACACCGCCATTCAGAAGGCCGCAGGTGCAAACAAGAACATCTTCACCATGGCCATCATGCACTCCACCGTGGCCACCAATCTGGAAAATCTGGAGATCCTGGAGTACCGCAAGCAGACCGACGCCGAGGGCATCCAGCGCACCATCGCACTGGCAGACTGGAACGGCAGAACCGTTCTGGTGGATGATGATGTGCCCGTTGAGACCACCGGCTCCGGCGATTCTGCTGTGACCAAGTACACCACCTACCTGCTGGGCCAGGGCGCATTCGACTACTGCGACTGCGGCGCAAGGGTCCCGGCTGAAATGTGGCGCGACCCCCAGACCGCCGGCGGCGTAGACTGGCTGATTACCCGTCAGCGCAAGCTGTTCGCCCCCAGAGGCTTCAGTTTCGTCATGCCCTCCACCGCGATTGTGTCCCCCACCGACGCGCAGCTGGAGACCGCTGCCCGCTGGACCATCGTCAAGGACAGCGCCGGTTCCGGCTACTACGACACCAAGGCGATTCCCTTCGCCCGCATCATCTCTCAGGGCTAACCAGCAAGGAGGCAACCCATGATTTACACGGATTTGGAGTTTTATTCCAATCTCTACCCCAATGACGACATTGAGGACGATTTCAACCGCCTGTCGTGGGACGCCTCCAAGCTCATGGACCGACTCACAACCGGGGTGGACGGCGTGAAAAAACTGACCGCCGCCTACCCCTCCGACAAGGACGATGCAGAGTCCGTGAAGCGCTGTGCTTGTGCGCTGGTGAACCTGATGCACAAGGTGGAGGTCGTGCAAGAGACGCAGGAACAGGCGGAGTCGTACATCAAAAACGAGGACGGGACCTACCAAAGCGCCCTGATTTCTTCACGATCTGCAGGAAATGAGTCCATTAGCTACGCTACCGGAACCAGCAAGGTAAGCGCACTGAGCACCGCCGCGAGCGACCCGGAGGCAAGGAAAGCCCTGTACCGGGAGACCGTCGAAAGCTATCTCAGCGGCGTCAGAGACGCAAACGGGGTAAATCTGCTCTACATGGGGAGGTACCCCAATGTATAGCGATACCGTCACACTGTTCAACCGGCGGCATACCCGCAGCGGCGATACATGGTACCCGACGGTTCTGCGGGGCGTGAATCTCAACATGGACAAAGGCACCATTACCGCCAAATACGGCGCAGAATCCCAGGACAAAGCCGTGCTGAATGTGCGGCTCCCTGCTGTGAAACCGTGGCACACGCCAAAGGTCTGGGCAACGCTGGAGGACCCGGCAGCGGGAATCACCTTTGCCAGCGGCCAGTATTTCGACTTCTTCTGGGCTGGAGAATGGCCGGATGAAAACCCGGTGTCGGACGAGAGTTACCCAGGTGGCTTTTACGGCTACATGAACAAGCGATACGACTATGTGTTTGCGATCACGTCCGTAAACGGCCCGTTCTCCGTCATTCCTCATCTGGAGGTGACCGGCAAATGACTGAGCATTTTGGCCCGTTTTCTGTGGAGCACGCCGATGTGACAATCAAAATCGATCTGTCGCGGCTGAGCGAAAACATTGACCGGGCGCAGTATTGGCTGGACACACAGGTCATGACCGACATGGTCCCCTATATGCCGATTATCACAGGAAATTTCATCGACCGGACGAAAGCCACCTCAGAAGCCTGGGCGGGGACCGGAAAGGTCTGCGCAGGTGCTCCACCTATGGGGCGCTTTTTGTATGAGGGCATCGTCATGGTGGGCGAAACATCCGGCAGCCCGTGGGCGATGAAGGGCGAGAAGAAGGTTGTCACTGACCGCCCAATCCAGTACACCACCACATTCCACCCGGACGTGCAGGCACATTGGTTCGATGCAACGAAGGCGGCGCACATCCAAGAGTGGATCGCTGGCGTAAAAAAGATAGCAGGAGGCGATGACAATGGCTGAGAAAAAACAGGTTGTTTACGATCTGGACGGCTACGAGGTCATCACATCCGGCCTACTGTCCCTGCTGAACCAATTTCCCGGTCTGCAAGAGGGCGACGAAATCGCCTTTTCCATGCTGGGGGAGGACGGCGGCAAGGCAATCTTTCCGGCATCCGGCGCAGTGATTGAGCGGGAGCGCATCAGTGTCACCGGGAAGGTCCGCCAGATTTGCGCCTATCCCTTCCACCTGGTCTATCGGGCATCCGGCCTGTCAGAGTCCCGCAAAGCACAGGTCAAAGAGTGGCTGGATAATGTAGGGCGCTGGCTGGAGGGACAGAAAGTCACCATCGACGGTGAGGAATACGAGCTGGACAAGTACCCGACCCTGACCGGCAACCGGAAATTTACGGCCATCCGCCGCCTGTCTCCCGCCTATCTCAGCGGAAAGAACGAGAACAAATCGGAAAACTGGGTGATCTATCTAAACGCCCGGTATGAAAACGTATTTCAAAGAAAGTGAGTGAAGCACAGATGAAACTCAATCGTGAAGCACTGCTGACCTATCTGGACACTGCCTTCAACAAGAAGGTTGCGGACGCAAGCAAGGCGACTTTTGAAGTCATTGGCGAGGACATCGAGGAAATGTCCACCGAGCTGAACGCTGACGTGGAAAGAATCAAGAACATTCTGGGCAAGACCAAAGTGCGCGACAGGGGCTATGAGCCTTCCACCGAGGCGACCCCCTTCTTTGCAGATCCCGAGTCTGCGCTGTACCCCAAGATGCGTGACATTGCCATGGACCGGAAGAAGGGCGACGAGTGCAAGACTCTGATGCTGGAGGTTATCATCGAGGACACTGCCGCAGAGACTCACACCGCCTATCTGCGCGAGGTTTTCGTCAAGGTCAACAGCTACGGCGGCTCCACCGACGGACTGAATTTTCCCTTCACCGTTACCGAGGACGGCGACAGCGTCAAGGGCACTGTGACTGCGGCAAGCGTCAAGGCCGGCAACCCCACATTCACCGCAGCCTGAGGAGGACTAAACCATGCTGGAACTGAGAGTTGATACCGGTGCCGTAACCGTCCCCATTGTGGACATTGACGGCACCAAACTGGGGGAGTTTAAGTTTAACCCCGTGGATTCGTCCATTCTGTCCCGTTTTGATAAGTTTAACGCTGAAATGAGCGGTAAAGACATTCAGGGCGAGCTGAAGGACATGGACAACGTGGAGGCCATTCAGCGCTTCGACGAGTTTGTCAAAGAGCAGTTTGACTACCTGCTGGGCTACCCCGTATCTGATGACCTGTTCTCCGTCTGCGGCCCGCTGACCGTGGTCAGCAACGGCGATTTCTACTTTGAGAAGCTGATGGAGGGCATCGGCGGTCTGATCCAGCAGAGCGTCACCGAGCGGCTGAAGCGCAAAATGGAGCGCATCAGAAAGGCAACTGAAGAGTATCAGGAGGAAAAAGCGGAACATTCCGCTGATCCTGAGTGACGGCATGGAAACTCCCCACGTCCCTGACCATCGGGGGCGTGGGGTATGCTATACGGACAGATTTCCGGGACGTTCTTAACATTCTGCGAATCTATTCTTCCCCTGAGTACGAAGAGGACGAAAAGATGATTTGTTGCCTGATTATTTTGTTCCCCGAGTGGGAGTCCATTCCGCCGGAGCTGCACGCAGAGGCAGCGGAACAGGCATCTCAATTCCTTGACGCTGGCATCCGTGGCGACAACAGGCCAAAGCCCACAACTATGGACTGGGACCATGACGCGCCGATCATCATTCCGGCTGTCAACCGGGTACTGGGGCAGGATGTTCGGTCCGTGGAATATCTCCACTGGTGGACCTTTGTTGGCGCATACATGGAGATCGGCAGAAGCCTGTTTTCGTCCGTCCTGTCTATTCGGCAGAAACGGGCAAAAGGGAAGAAGTTGGACAAAGAAGAGAGAGAGTTTCTGAGGGAGAATCAGGCGCTAATCCTTCTTCCCGGGCAGGGCAAGGCGGAACGCACACCGGAAGAAAAAGCGGCTCTGTATGAGGCGCTGGGAAAATCACGGCTGAGGAGGTGAGATTATGCCAGCAGCAGACGGCTCCATTATCATTGATACTAGGATCAACACGGACGGTTACAAGGCCGGAGCAAAAGACATTGAATCGGCCTGCAGGCGCACCGCCGGTAAGATGGGCGGCATCGGTGAGGCAGCGAGGGTGTCCATTGCAAAGGCCATGAACGCTATTTCAAAAGCGCAAGGCAAAATCTCAGACCTTGACAAGCAGATTGACAAGCTCAAATCAGACATCAAAGCCGCAAAGGAAACACCGGTCAAAACCGCAGAATTTCAGCAGGTTGAAAAGGACCTCCAAAAAACGCAGGATGCGCTCGCCAGAGTCGACGAACGGAAGAGAAAGTTTCTGGAAACCGGCGGCAAAGAGGACAGTACATCCTTCAAGCGCATGGAGTACGACGGCGAGCGGCTTTCTGCCGTAATGGACAGGCTGCTTGCCAAAAAGCAAGAGATGGAATCCTCCGGGACGGCGTACACCACCGCAGACACCAGCGGCATGGAGGAAAGATTGTCCGCGCTGACTGAGCGCCGGGCGCAGATGGTGAAGGACCTGGGCATCAGCTATGACGACGTCAATCGGAAGATCAGCGACGCAGAGTCCAAAGCCCGAAACCTGGCGCAAGCGGAAGAAGAATCTGCAAAGGGCGGGAACACCCTCAAAACCACGTTTGAAAGTGTGGCACAGAAGATCAAAGACGCACTGACCAATATGCTCCACCTCAAGCGCAACTCTTCCGGTGTAGGCGGCGGCATGACTAACGGTATCGGCAAAGCGATCAAAACTCTGCTGAGATACGGTTTCGCAATCCGTTCCACCTATATGCTGGTAAACAAGCTGAAGCGGTTTACCATGGACGGGTTGAAGAACATGGCCCAGTATTCCAGCGGGACAAATGCGGCGATCAGCTCTATGATGTCCGCCCTGACCCAGCTGAAAAACAGCCTCGGCGCAGCGTTTGCGCCTATTGTGGAAACCGTAGCGCCTTACATCACATCATTTATCAACCTGCTGGCCGGCGGCATCAATGCTGTGAATGCGTTTATCTCCGCTCTTCTGGGGCGTGACACATACACCAAAGCGGTGGCAGTCCAGCAGGACTACGTGGCAAGTTTGGGTGACACGTCCAGCGGCGCAGACAAGGCGGCAAAGGCCACGAAGAAGCAGGCCAAAGCGCAGGAAGAGTTAAACCGTCAGCTGATGGGCTTCGACGAAATCCAGAAGCT